GAGACCATCGTGTACGACGACCTCAGGATATTGGTTTCCTCGAAGAACTCCCGCTCGGCACACCCTTGGTCGCTCTCGCACTTGAGACGACGGCCTTTTGGAAACCCCCACTCCGGCTCAATGTATATCGAGACCGACGCATCAATCTCCGTCTTCGCCGCATCGAACTTCTCCTTGGCAAACTTCATTTCGTACTCGTGCCGATCCGAGTTGTTCCACAGGCGAGACCACAGTGCCTCGAACGTCTCGTTCTTGAGCCTGGCGATCTCCTGCTGCGTCATATTGTCAAGGAGAGTTCGGACGTAGGCCTTATCGCCCGGATCGAACTTACCACGAATGAAATCGGTGTAGCACATACTGTCCTTTCGTCGCACCATCAGAACCTCAATATCTTCGGTGAGAAGAGGGAGAGTCGAGGGGTCGCCGGGGTTCGTTAAGTTTCGCATGAGGATGATTCCGCAGGAGAGGACAGGCTCGCCGCAGTCTCGGAATGTATGCCCTCTTTGTCCGCAGTTATTACAGAAGATTGTTATAGGAGTGGACATCTTCTATTTCAGTTGGTCTATCTGCCAGGCAGAGAATTCTCCTTCCGTTTTTACCTCTTCTTCTAACAATAACAATGAGCACGCCTTCTCCTGATCCGAACGCTGCTACGGTTGCTGCAGCTGGAACGCCCAACCCGAACGCCAGCTCAGCGATTCCTAACGCCGGGCCAGCGAGCGGAGTTTCGTTCACGTTCATCACCAGCTCGACCATCGCCACAATCGTGTTTGTGGTCGTTGAACTTGCTCTGGCGTACTACTACTTCGGCCGGTCAACAGATCCCCTGAACTCCCGCATTATGTGGTTCGTGATTTTCACGGTGCTGGCCGCCCTCCTTATTTACGGTACGTTCTTCATCGTCCAGGGCACCTTCACCGTACCTACCTGGTCAGGAAGCGTAACCCCCGCTGCCGGCGTCACGACCAATACCTCCATGGTCATCCCGGGTTCATCTATCCCCATCTCGGTCGGCACCAACGGCGGAAACTACGGAGTGCAGTGGTGGATGTTCGTCCAGGACTGGAATTACCGGTTCGGACAGGAGAAGCAGGTTCTGACTCGCGGAGGGGACGGTGCTCTGAACCCGTATGTCTACCTCGACGCCGTTGAGAACACCCTGAATGTCAAGATCAACCTCATGTCGGGAGCCGCCGGGTCGGGAGGGTCGAGCGTCCCTTCCCCTGTAGGACTCACGGGATCCACCGACGATTCCTTCGTATGTAAGGTGAAGAATGTACCGCTCCAGTCGTGGTTCTGCATCTCGCTGTCCTTGAGCAGCCGCAACTTAGATATCTACCTCAACGGCATGCTTGTACGCTCGTGCCTGCTCCCTGCTGTCCCTGTAGCTCCGGGCGGCGATGCGACGGTCATGGGCAATGGAGGATTCTCCGGGAACCTCGCAGCCCTCAACTTTTATGCCGGTGCACTCAACCCGAACATGGCAATGGCCTTCTACAAGGCCGGCCCACCGTCCGCCGCGGTCGCCCAGACAGCGGCGGCGTCGAAGACACCCGCGAGCCCTTACGTGGTGAAACTTGCGGTGGTTGATCCGAAGGGACAGGAAATAAACAAGTATACCTTCTAAAATAACAAGGCACTATGGACACACGGACCATACTTATATCCCTCATGACGCTCATTGTGCTGGGCATCGGAATCCTCGTCTTTTACGAGTTCAGCTACGGGTTCTGGTCGGCTACGCCGCCGGGACTATATCCCACGCTGACGAGCGTGACAATTGTGGGTCCTCTTCAGGATGGAATGACGAACCAGCAGTATGACGCCCTTCTACCCTTGTCGAACAACGAGGATCAGGGTATTGAATACTCGTACGCCGCCTGGATCCAGATTAACGATTTTGACCCCCAGAACCGGAGCCCCATCCTGTTCACCAAGGGAAATCTCGATATGAGCCTCCAGTCCCCCTCCGTGGTCATGACAAGTGGAAAGAATCAGATCACGATTACCCAGGATACGTACGACAAGAATAACCCGGAACAGGTTGTGATAGGAAACCTCCCAGCTGGAAAGCTCAATCACCTTGCGATTGTCGTAAACCAGCGGTCGTTCGATGTGTACATCAACGGTCTGATGTACCGTCATATCACAATGAAGAGGCTGCCCCTCCAGAACCAGCAGCCGCTGTACGTCGCCGGAAACGGTGGGTGGAACGGTCAGATCGGAAGCCTAGTGTACTACAACTACGCCCTCACCCCCGACGCCGTCCGCAGTCTGGCGAACACCCGGCCGTCAGTGAGTGCCGATACACTGGCCTTCTACCCATCCTACCTCTCTACCGACTGGTGGATCGGACGGCACCAGTGATTCATTTCTTACAGAATCCCCTTGATCGCAGCTTTGCCTGCACCCGCATTCATCGCATCTTCGAGCTTCTCCTGCGATTTCTGGATCTTCGAGAGACGAATGTTTGGCTTGACAAGTTTCTGGGCAAGCATGTTGTCCGTCTGAACAAACTTTTCCCGTTGCTGTCGTGTGATGAATATCAGAACGACAATAGCGAGCGTGATAAATCCTATGAGGACGTAGGACTTCATTATATTATAATATACATTAACTGAGTTTTCCGGAACTGCTTCCCAGAGCCACATTCGCGTCTTCGTTGCTCTGATTACGCTTAGACTCTGAGTCTGCGATCTTGTATTCCATCATTGAAAGGCGGTTGTTAATCTGACCTACTTTCGAGTCTGCTACGGCGGTCTCGAATCCGAAACGTTCCCTGCGAGGACGTAGAAGACATACCACCAAAACGGCAAGTGCTACGAATCCGATCAGGACGTACTTATTGATGGTGAGCTTCATTGTTTGTTCGTGTGAATATTTCTACTCCTCGTCTCCCTTCTCATCCTTGGCAATGAGTTCTTCATATTTCGAAAGCTGGGTGTCGAAAGCCCGGAAAGTTCCCGACGGACCCACTTTCTTCAGTGAATTCTCAACTATTTCCAGGCTCTCCTTCGGGCTCAACTCGGTGGGAGGGGGGGCTTTCTTCTTCTTCTTCGTATTGGCCATGTACTCGCGTCCAGTTGTTGTCATACTGACTGTCGCGACAAGGAGCATGATAACTAGAAACAAGACAACCAAGTCCTCGGTCATCTATATCTTTATTCTTAGTCATCAATAAAGTACAATGTCGCTATGCTTTGTCACCGCGAACGCAAATAAGGACACTACGCCGAACTTTGTCAATCGTATCCGCGACTCGTCGGATTACACGACCATGCTTCGGCAGCAGGGTGCCAAGCGGAATTACCAGAACTTGAGTTCTACACAGAAGAATTATAAGCCCATCGGCGGGATCCCTCACACGGATCTTGTAGATATGGCCCACACAACCCAGGCGTATGGACCTTACAACCCTCTAGAACGAGGTGTGGGGTACACAGTCCCCCCGTGCTCGCCCTGCGGTACTTCCTCGTACACACCGTACAGTCCTGTCCGCGTGTCACTCAGTCTGATCCGATACTAAATCGTGTGATGTCGATTTCGCAGTTTTCCGCAGGATCGTCTTGATCCGATTCTTCTGTGTCTTGTTCAGCGTCCCTGGTTTATACGCAAAAAAGAGCCTCAAGAACTCGTTTGATTTTTTGGGAGTCTTTTCAAAGAGGTCGCTCTTGTTCTTCTTGATTTCTGTGAGTGTTTCCTGGTGTCCCAGACAGTCTAGGGGGGTCAGGAGATCAAATCGGCGTTTCGTGGAGGCAGCAAGGTCCATTAGACGCTGGCAAATACAGATCACGCGATCCTGGTCGTATCCCCCCTCAATAAAGTGGGCATCGGCGTAGACAAAGGCAAAGAAGAATTGCAATAGGGTCGGGATGGATGCGATCCGTAGCCCGTTCTGGAGGAGATGGTAACTGTGGCACGCAAACGTCTTGAATACTCGCACCACCAGGGCACCCGTTGCCTTATCAATAATATCAATGTGGGCAGGCAGAAGCTCGGCGTATGCGTCTCGTTCCTGCACATCGACGTCGCCAAGCACATTCATGAACTGATTGACAGTGGCAGACATATCATCGGCCAGAACGTCTACAGGAGTCTGCCAGATATTTCTGCGACTCCGAGAATGGAGTTCCAGGGCATGGACTCCCAGAAGAACAACGCCCTTAGTCTGCAGAAGCTTTTCCACTCCGTCTCGCTGGGCGTCTCCCAGGATAGAGTGACTCTTTTCGGGCATGGGCTTGCATCCTACGGGGTAATGCTTGTTCAGAAGCATAAGACGCTTGTACACTTTCTCCCACCGTGACACATCGCCGCGAGGTCGGGACAGTTCGAGGTACATGGACATCCGCAGGAAGTTCGGGGACACGTAATGTATGCCACCCTTGATGAGTTCCTCGTCCCACAGGGTCTTGAAAATCGGCGGTTCAAGGTATGTGATATCCGCCACGCCTGTGTAATCCACAAACACCTTGAACGTCATCAAGTGTGCACCCGGCTTCACCTCGATGTTTCGGAATCCACGAGAGTAGAAAATGTCCGCGAGTTCCAGGGCGTGAACCTGTGGCTTCTCACTGTAGAAATCGTAGTCTGGAACATCGTAGTTCGGATCGTAGAACCTGTCTTCTTTCGGCAGGAGATTATTGATAGCCGTTCCGCCGTAGCATAGAACACGCTTGGCCTGAATAAACTCTTTTACAATCCGAAGAGTTTCGCGAACCTTGGGGTCGTGGGCAGTTTCATAATCTACGATGTTTTGTGCTTTCTTTATGAAAGCGGGCTCCATTCCTTATACATATCCGACAAAATGGATTGCGTGTCAAAACTTTCTTCTGGAGGACAAGAGTAATATGTCCGAAACAATGAAGAACGTAGCACGTCGTCGTCGGACGAAGAGCGGTGAGGCTGCACCGCCAAAGCAGCCGCCGGACCAGAAGTCACCCAAGAAGAACAACCGGTACCCTTTACGCAGCAAAGACAAGCCGATAGAGAGCGTGCGGTGGGTGGATGACGACACACTGTTTGACGAAGAGGATGAGGACGATTCGACGTTCAACGGCGACGAGGAGGAGGAGGAGGAGCAGGAGGAGCCCGCCGCCGCCACTCAGACGATTCACGGAATCACTCTTCCCTCAACTCTCCCCGTATCCGTCAAGATCCACCTTCATGCCCGCGTTGACGAAGAGGACGACGAGGAAGAGTACGACGAGGAAGGTTATCCCGAGGATTACGATAACAATGAAGAAGACGAGGATGACGACGAGGACGAGATCCCCCACGCGTTCATTCAGAGTCTGTTTGCCCGCCGTCTTGGTGGAGGCGGTAATCGTAACCAGCCGTTGTTTATCATTAGCGACGATTCCAACAAGAAGAAGAACAAGGACAAGGACAAGAAGGACAGGGACGAGCCCGCCCTGCGTCTGTCCCGCCGTGAGAGCGATTACTTTGAGGGATTGGCGAAGCAGGCGAAGAAAAGTGCTCTCAAGAAGATGAAGACGATCTCCGAGATTCTGGGAGAGTCAGATATTCCTTATAAGTTCCGGATTCTGGATATGGATATGCCACCGAAAGTTCAGTCCGAAGTCATTCGTAAGATTGATACCATGAACCGGATGGGCCCCGACAGCGGCGAGTCCCAGAAACTCCGCAACTGGATTGACGGTATCCTGCGTATTCCGTTCGGCAAGCACGTACCTCTCCCTGTAACACTCAAGGACGGTGAAACCAAGTGTGCCGATTTCCTGAAGAATGCCCGCGGCAAGATGGACAAGGCGACTTACGGCATGCTCCCTGCCAAGACCCAGATTCTCCAGATCCTAGCCCAGTGGATCTCCAATCCTACTTCCGTCGGCAATGTGATTGCCATGCGTGGATCCATGGGTGTGGGCAAGACCTCCTTCGCCCGCAACGGTATTGCCGAAGTCCTCGGTCGCCCCTTCATCTTCACCTCTCTTGGCGGTGCGTCGGACATCGCACATTACACGGGTCACTCTTACACGTACGAGGGGTCCATGTGGGGCCGCATCGTGGACGCCATCATCCAGGCAGGGTGCATGAACCCAGTGCTCTACTTTGACGAGCTCGATAAGGTCAGTGGCACTCCCCACGGCGAAGAGATCATCTCCATGCTGATCCACTTGACCGACCGTTCCCAGAACTCCCAGTTCCACGACCGGTACTTCGCGGGCATTGACTTTGATCTGTCCCAGTGTCTCTTCGTCTTCTCATTCAACGATGAGAACAAGGTTCACCCGGTTCTCAAGGATCGTATGCGGGTGATCACCATTCCAGGATACAAGGAGATCGAGAAGAAGGTTATTGTCGCCAACTACGTGTGGCCCGAGATTCTCCGTCATGCAGGGATCGCCCCTTCCGATCTGTCGGCGGACGAGGAGGCGGCAGAGTACATCATCAAAGAGTACTCCAATAACGAGGACGGTATGCGTAACCTCATCCGTGTAGTGGAAGCAGTGGTCTCCCGTGTCAACCTCATCCGTATCTCCGATGAGGAGTCCGCCAAGGCATTCAAGTTCTGGATCCCTGTGAAGTTTCCAATGAAACTCAACCGCAAGATGGTGGAGACGGTCCTCACCGATTTCAGTAGTGCCATGCCCGAGCACTGGCGTTCAATGTATAATTAAAGATATGAGCCGTCAAGACAAATCGTATGTCTCTGAAGGACGAGGCCCAGTTCGCCAAGCGGCACATTCGCAATCGTTTTTCGCTTATGGTCCTTCCCCACGTGACCGAGGGTATTTGGTCGGTCTACGAGAACGCCAAGACTATTTGCGAGAAGAACAACCAGACAGACCAGATTCTGAAGACGTTTCAGAACCTGCTGACCCGCATTCCCGTCTGGACCGACGATGTACTGCAGGCTGAGGTTAAGCGTATCATTACTGCCTCCAAGTGCTCTTACCTCGAGGAGCTCCTCACCGGCGTTCTACTGACCTATCTCCGTGCCTTCGCCGCGATCCAGTACCGCTCTACGCAGGACAGCATTGACGTGGAGTTCGAGCGGCCCCCACTTCCCAAGTTCGTGCACGAGTACTACAAGGAGGTCGCCCGCCGGTCATGGGAGCACGCCTACCTCTTCCGCACGTTTGGTGTCACGTCCGAGCAGCAGGCCCGTAATCGCAAGGAGATTGATGAGATTCTGGATACGGCGTTTGACACGGTCCTGGACTCTTTCCTCCCCTGGCAGTCCATTGTGAACACGTACTTTTCTGTCGAGGAGGGTTCGCATGCACCCCAGAAGGCCGAGGACGTGATTCAGGCGACAGTCGCCGAGACCCCCGCCGCGGCGGAACCTGTACCTGCACTGGCACCTGCACTGGTACCTGCACCCGCACCCGCAGCCGAACCTGAGAAGAAGGTGGCGTTTGAGGTCGAAGAGGACGACGATGATGTTGGTACAGATGATGACGATCACCCTAAGCTTCAGTTGTCTGACGAGACCGCCGTGATCAACTTTGAGAGCCTCGATGAGGAGAAGGAGGAGAAGGATGTCAAGGTGGAGGCGAAGGATGGAGAGCTCGTTCTAAAGTTATAAACAATCCAGCAGAACCTATCAAATGCTCGACACGAACCTTCTCATCGTTATTGTTCTTGTCGCCCTTGCTGGAGTTGTCGTGTACGCTGCCGAGCGGTATACCAAGAAGCAGCCGGTCGATTGGACAGATGCGTCTAAGATTGGTCTGCTCTCTGGAGCCGGTGCGGGTGGCCTGCTGTTTGCCATGGGCGGAGATACGGAGACGGTTGTGGCCACTGCCTCTGTTGCGTCCACGGCCGTCCAAGATATGTTCGTGGGCAAGCCCTCCTTCTGAAAATGAATTATGAGGAATATACAAACAAAATGCAGTGGCTCATGTTCACCTTCGTCGTCGCTCTCTTCGTTGCCCTCACACCTGGAGTGCTCCTCCGTCTGCCCCCGGGCGGATCGAAGCTGACAGTGGCCCTTGTCCACGGTGTCGTATTTGCTGTGGTCTTATACTTGTCTAAAGGCTTTGTCCGCAGTCTCATCTATGGCCGTCGCGAGGGTATGTACAATACACACTCTTGCCCGGAGGGTACGACCCAGCAGGAGGACGGAAGCTGCGTGTAAACAAACTACTCAATCACCAAGAATGATTCTCCCTTCGGTACCTTCTCAATGAGATAAGGTGATCCAAACTTCTCAATTTGCCTGCGAGGCACTGCCGTATCTCGGCAGTACCTGGCAATGGCCTTGTACAGGTTGAACCCCCTGTACCTCTCGCTGAAATCACCATTTTCCGGATCACGGAACAGGATAGACTTTCCATCAGGAAGTGTGAGCCACGACATGAACATCTTGAACAGGGGGTTGGACGCGTACGTATCGTCAGGTCCTTTGGGGAAACAGTCCCAGAAAAGCGAGGTGGAAAGACGAACAAGATCAAACGACGGGTTCGGCTTGATTTCAGGGTACTTGGAATTGTAGAATGGAGCGATATTGTACTGTCCTCCCGCCTCCTCATCCTGGTGGAACTGATCGGACATGAAAAACTTCGAGTCTTTCAGTTTTGGAACCTTGACCGCAAATGACGCCCGATCAAAGTCGATGATCTTAATGAGCTTGCCGTACGTCGGAACGCAGTAGTTCTTGCCGCCCACGTTGTAGTAGAAGAACTCGGAAGTCGTGGGAACGTACATCACGTTCATCACGTGAAGATCGTTGTGAACAAACGCAAACGTCCGCTGGGCGTACGCCAGGGCAAAAATCACCTGAGCCATCCACGCACACCGCTTTGCCACATCTGCGGTCTCCTTGAACAGAAGGTACAACGTTCCCTGGCACTTCTCCATAACCGTAATTTGGATCGGGGCATCCTTGAAGATTGCATGGGCAAACGCCTCATCGAACTCATCCTGCGAAAACCCGTCTCCAGTTTCGTCGCTCTCACTATCATCCTCATCCTCATCCTCATCGTCTCCCTCACTATCGCTGGCGGCCGAATGAACCTTGAACACGTAATCTGTAGAACAACTGTCCGAATCGCCCATATCATCGTGCGTCTCTTCCGGCTCGTACTGTATAACATCCACAGGCGGCGACGGGAGTGCAAGAGGTTCGAGTTCCACTGCTCCCAAATCTATGGGCTCCGATGCGTCCGATAGTTCGAGAACGGGCATCTCGGGCTTGCGTAGACGCAGATCAAAGAAGTGCCCGATGTTCTGTGAGAACCAGGGGCGATCACACAGATCCTCGTAATCGTCTGAGATGTCCACGATGTGCCGCTCAGCGATGCCGGAGAAGACACCATATATCTTCGGGAAATGCTGGCATCCAGACTCCGACAGAACGACGGAGGCGAGGGATCCCACGTATGCGGCATTGTACGGGCTCTGGATTCGCAGGGGTTCGGCTACCGCGTCGTCCGTGTTTGGAAGGCCTGTACCCGCATAGTCCCCGTGCATCACACGGTAAGGCGAGAACAGCATCGTTTTCTTGAGATGGACCTGTACCTCCTTCCCGGACACGTAGACACTTGACTCGGAACTAATCGTCTGGATAGGGAGCTGGAGTTTCAGGCCGTAGTGGTACGGCATCCGGACATTCTCCAGCTTAAACAGTTTCTGGATGGAGGGAAAGTATGGCTGGATGCGGCGAAGACCCCAGAGTTTCTGCGACTGCTCCTGGAGTCCTGGAAGGTTCGAGTACTTCTGAACATCCAATTGGACGTTGGATGTTCGCAAGTCGGGCGTAGGTTTAGGCATTCCCGTTATGTTTACTTCCCTGCTTTTTGCTTCTCGCTGTACCGCAGGGATCCATCGATGATCGACCCTTCGGCTGGAAACACCTTGTCAAAGACATGTCCAAGAAAGTGGTTGAAGATGTATTTCATCTTATTTGAAAAGTCTTGGAGGAACATGAAGATAGCAAACAGGAAGAACAGACCGCTGGTATACGAGTCCACGAAATCTTCCAACCCCTTCCTGACTGGGATAATGGGTGCAGACGTGTTGATAAAGTAAACCAGCCAGAAGGCTACCAATCCAATAATCGAAATTTCAAGAGCAATATCGGTAAACTGGAACGCAAGTCCCTTCTTTTCCCACTCGGTGGATTCAGGGGGGTTGTAGGTGTCAAACAGGTAGTAGAGAACAAACGAGAGAAACCCCCCAGCCATCGCATACAGGATTGAAAAAAGAGCAATGTTTCCAGTGACACGCAGGGAATCATCGGTGCTTAGACGAATTGTATGAATATTGTAGGCGTATGCGTGTTTCCCCATCTTATTATCTTCTGAGAAATGAGTATAGGACTGGAATGAACTTTAACATTCGTCAATTCAATATGGATATGATCAAACAACGATGTGCGATTGATTCACGCAAATCTCCCATGATCGTGATCATCGGAAAGAAGGATACCGGAAAATCCTTCTTGGTCCGCGATATTCTGTTTCACAACCAGGATGCGTTCCCTATTGGAACTGTGATTTCCGGAACAGAGGTGGCCAACCGCTTCTTCCAGGATATGGTTCCTTCCAAACTCATTCATGACAAGTACAAACCTGAAATTATCATGAACGTCATTCGGCGTCAGCTGGCTCTCAAACAGCAGAGGGGGTCTGGGGGTGCTGGATCAAACGTAGATCCTCGTGCATTCTTGATTCTCGATGACTGTCTCTACGACGCATCATGGATCAAGGAGGAATCTACCCGCTACGTGTTCATGAACGGCCGTCACGTTGATCTTTCCACCATGATTACCATGCAGTACCCCCTCGGTATTACTCCCAATCTCCGTACGAACGTAGATTTCGTCTTCATTCTGCGTGAAAACATCCTTGGAAACCGCCGGCGTATCTACGAGAATTATGCAGGTATGTTTCCCTCCTTTGAGATGTTCTGTCAGTTCATGGATCAGTGCACGGAAAATTATGAGTGCCTCGTGATCTGTAATTCGTCGAACTCGAACAAATTAGAAGACCAGGTGTTTTGGTATAAAGCCAGCGACCACCCCCAGTTTCACATGTGTGCGGATTCCCTGTGGATCGACAACAAGCCGTTTATGTCAACCATGCTGGCAGCCAACGATTACAATGCCGAACTGGCATCTCAACGTAAAGGACCGTCAGTGTGGGTGCGAAAGGAAAAACACGGTTAAGACCACATCCGAGCGTACTCGTGCGTTCCGAACTTTCCGGGGAAGTCCTGGTTGTGGTAAAAGAACCGAGATGGCAGGAGAGCGTACTTCTCCCCTGTAGGCGGAGTATCCCAGAACGCCCGCCCCATCACGATCGGTCCAGTCTGTAGGTGTGGAGTGCCTGTATTCAGAGTTGAAGTGTATAGCTCTTTGCACGCCCGCTGTAGGACAGGGTGGTGCGGAACCGCTGCAAAGAATCCAACCGACATGTACCCCCATGTTACTTCCATATCGTGGCACAGAACAAGCTGTTTGTTCAGCTGGATAATTGGCTCAAGAGATGCTGCAGGAGTGACGTCCGCGTCCATGTATACTCCGCCATACTTTTCCACAATAAAGTACTTCATGATATCGCACTTCTGAACTCCGGTATTGCTCTCGTGAATCCGAACAAGAATATCGTCGGGAAACTCGCCATTGTGAATATCGCTGTTCGTCCACAGACGAAACGTCCAAGAAGGCATCAGCTGTCTCCACATCTCAAAATTGCAAACCGCAAACTCGGGCATGGGGTTCGGGCCAACCCACACCATGTGGAAAAGACGGGGAATTCCCACTCCCAGAATCTCTGAGTCTGTTAAATACTGTAGATGATCCGCCATTTCATGTACATTATGGAAACGACTTAAACGGTTCGTGCTCTACTCCCGCATGGCTCCCTCCGCCGGGTGAACAGGCTTCGCGAGATCCTGCAGCTGGTTCTGCTCCGCCCGACGCTTGGCGTTCTCCTCCTTCTGAGCCTTCACCGACGCCTCACGCTCCTCCGCAAAGAACAGCTCGCGATTGGCCTCGTTTTCCTTGTACTTCCGCATGATCTCGTTGAGCTGCGAGTTCGCATACTCCACGTTCTCCATGAGGTGCTCGGACGGCTCCCACGGCAGCCAGCAGCCCATGCGGCCGATCATGAGATTGTCCTTCGGGTACTTCCGCTGGAGAACCTTGCACCACAGCTGAGCCTCCTCGTACGACGGGAAAGCACGGCGGACCTTGACGCCGCGGATGTTGCACTGGAAGCTGTTCGCCCGGTCGAAGGACTCCTGCACCTCCTTCTCGTGCTTGAGGAGGAACACCTGGTACTGCTCCGGGACATCAGAGTTCTTCAGCTCCTCGCGGTGCGTCTTCTCGAAGTCGTGGACATCCTTCATGACATCATCGATCTTGAGAGAGTACTTCTTCGCAATGTAATCGGCCAGGTGCTCCAGGCCCTTGACCTTGAAATCGTAGTCCGTCCACTGCAGGAACTTCTTGAAGAAGTAGTCCTGCTTCCGCTCAATGACCTTCTCGGGCGAGATGAAGGACACAATGCAGTAACGCTGGTTGGGGAGCTCGGGGTCCTCGTCGAGGTAGTCCACCACACCGTCCTCGTCTGTCTTGGGAAGTTCAACCTTCTTGCGATCCGTGCTCATTTATTTATATCTATTGACCCCCACTCTCAAAACGACTTTTTCCCGCGGCAGTTATTCAGTGAATTTCAAGATGAGGACGCCGCCGCCGATCATCACAATCGCAAGGTAATCGTGGAGGTGCAGCCGTTCCTTGAAGTACAGGACTCCGACCGTCGTCGTCGCCATGACCGACAGTCCCGACCACAGTGCGTTCGTGAAGGCCATCCCAGTTAACTTAAATGTCTGAATCAGCATCAATCCGACCATCGAATAAAAGAAGACGCCGAGGAGGTAGAACCGCCAATCTTCAAGGGACGACTTGAAGCAGCTCATCGCACATACTTCCAGGGACACGATGACTAGAACGTAAAGAACAATAATAACATAGGACGAGAACATTCCTTACTCCCAACTCACCTGAATTTTTCTCCTTCATCAAGTATAAACAAATGTCCGATTCCTCTGCCAAGGCCGCCCCCGCCCCGTCTGTTGGAATTGACGTTGCCGACCTCGTCAAGCGTCTAGTGAAGTACGCCCTGGAGGGCCTCGCCGTCGCCGTCGCCTGCTACCTGCTGCCGGGCAAGAAGCTCCGTGTCGACGAGATCGGCACGATCGCCCTCACGGCCCTCGCCGTGTTCGCCATCCTCGATATCTACGCCCCCTCGGTCGGCTCCTCGGCCCGCACGGGTGCCGGCTTCGGTATTGGTGCCAACCTGGTTGGATTCCCCGCCCGCTTTTAAGACAGCGAGCTCGTATATGTAAAGAAGAATGTTCCGGCATAACGATAGGTGGTATATCGTAAAGCCCCATGTTCTAGGTGAACCCGAGCGTCAAACACATAGTCTTATGTGGAACTTGGCTTCTGGTACTCCTCAGCACCAAGCGTATCGCGAGTGGTATGCTCGCGAACGGAAAATAACGTCTGTTCTCTATCCTAAATAAATACCAGATGGACGTCTTGAAGACAGGCCTCATTGCCAGCGGAGTCACTTTAGTGACCCTCCTAGTCTTTGTCGGGCTCTACTGGGTCTTTCGCGGATACCCCCCGGCCAGTCGCATGATTGTAGAGGAGGTCAAGGAAATTGGAATACCCGATGACAAAGCTCACCTTCTGTTCTTTTATACGGAATGGTGCCCCTACTCCCAGGACGCCATTCCCACAATGAACAGTCTGGAGTCGATTCTCAAGGATCGGACGTACGGCGGGAAAAAGATTGATATCCAGCGTATCAATTGCGAGTCCGACAAGAAGTGTGGGGAGTTCAAGGTTGACTCGTACCCAACCTACAAGCTCCAAACATCGTCCAGAACGTTCGAGTACGTTGGCCCGCCCAAGACTGAAGTCCTACGCGAGTTTCTTATTGAGGCGGTCGGCCCTGAACTCTCGGTAGGCGGTTCGTCCGATACCGATTAAGTGCCGTACAACATCCTCCGTGTTCCAGAAACTCACCATCTGTGCCCCATCTTCAACAAGCAAACAAGTATTGTCGTGATACTCAGTTTTCGTTGCGTAAGTCTCCTTAATAGCCTTACAGAACGGAACCATCCCCAGATAATTGTCCAGAGTTACCCTGCGTTCCTGTGTTGTCAGCAGGAGCAGGGTGTGCGGTCGCTTTTTAGCAGGTATGACATCCATGATTTTCTGGCACAGAAGGGCACCGTCGACAAACAGGTGATCCTGAATCTCGTGCGGCGTGAAAATGTACGGCAGCGAAAACGACGCCCGCAGTGCGTCCCATACCCGAATGCTCTGTCCGAATATCGTGATTTTCAGAGTTGTCAGGTCTGAAGCAATAATGTGCAGCGGGATAGCGGCGTCCCCGATACGCAGGGTAGAGAAATCAAGGTTACGCTTCTTAAATTCCCGGTCGAGTAGGGTGTAGATTTTAGAGCCGTCGTCAATCCCATTTGTTTGGGTGAGACTGAGGAGGCTTTGGAGACGCAGGGGATTGAACGCATCCTGCATATTCCCTAAGAGCTCGGTAAGAAGATTCAGTTCATCCACCGAAAACTCGAACGCGATCAGCGTTGCAATGAGGGCTCCGATGGAAATGCCGTACACTCCGTCCGTGAACACGGAACTAAGGTACTGTTCTCCCTCCTGCTCCGCGAGTTCTTGGAGTGCACCTACCTGTAGAGATCCACGCATTCCTCCACCATTCAAACCTAGAACCGTGTATTTCATTGGTGCTTCTTTTCTGCGTGTATGAAAATGCTTCGGGCCAAAGACCTGTGGAAGCAGGAAGATGAACGCAAGACCGCAAAAATGCAGGCTATGCGTCCAGTTCTGTCAAACCTATCATCCCAACTCAAGACTTACGCTATTCAGAACCCCTCCGCCCCTTATTTTGTCTACGATGTTCCCTCCTTTGTGTTCGGGTATCCCCTCTACGATCACCTGGAAGCCGTGGAGTATGTCAGGGACGCTCTTACCGAACAGGGATTCCAAGTATGGGTGACTCCAACACTGACTCTGGTGATTTCCTGGATCAAGCCGCTGAATACTCAACCTAGGTTACGTGCTCCTCCCCGCTCTGGGGCCGATTACCGTCCCTTTGTGTATGACGACTCTGCTATGGATTTTCTGCGTCATTCCATGACTCGATAAAAACGGACATTTGTACACACGACATGGCTGAAGTAGCAAGACAGGGAATGTGTGATCATCCGGAGAAGGGAGTTCTGGTTGATGAGGGACAGAGAGTGTGTACGGCATGTGGAACAATTATGGAGCAGACGATTGATGAAGGTGCGGAGTGGAGATATTACGGTGCCGAAGACCGCAATGAAGATCCCTCGCGTGTCGGCTTGACCATAAATCAACTGCTTCCCGACTCGTCGTACGGGTCTATGGCGATGAACAGGAAAGTATCGTCTGCCGCATTCAAGAGCATTCAGCGTTTATCCGCCTGGTCTCTCGCCTCCCATTCCGAGCGGTCGTGGCTTTCGGCTCTTGAAACACTGAATCAGTACGCTTACCGCCACGGCTTTACCAAGGCTATTCTCCAGGAAGCGTGTGCCCTCTTTCGGAGCCAGACAGAAGCCCTGAAACTGCGTGGTGAAACTAGGAGGGCTCTGATGGGTGCCGTGTTCTTCGTCGCGTGTCGTCGTATGGGCGTATCACGGACGCACGAAGAAATGTCTGAGATTGTCAATGTCTCGACCCGTTCCCTTTCCAAAGCCATTCAGACGTTCGGTCTCCACGCCGAGGAGAACCCTCTTCTGAAAACCCAGCTGTCTCTGGCAGAGCGGATGATGAACGGGCTGTCTATCCAGGAAGATCAGCGAACCGAGATTCTAGGGACGATTCAGGATATCTTCAAGTCCCCCGACGAGGAACTGGAACATACACCGAAAGTCATGGTATCGGGAATGATTGCCAGAGTCTTGTGCCACGACAAAACGAAGGCGGAGATCCGGGCGTTTCTCAAGGATTTCTCAAAGCATTCGGGAGTGTCGGTTGTATCGATTCAAAAGGTCATGAACGGTGTTTAGTTATTGACGTTGTAATATATAGTACCACCAAGATTACTGCTGGCTTTTACCAGTAGGATACTATAAAAGGCACTCAAAGTAAATAATCCTAAGGCACCAGGATCTAGATTTGGCAGTGTTGCGAAGCCCGTGGTATATATAAAGTTAGCATTACATGGGCTGGAGTTTGTTATTCTCCATGATGTTCCAATTGGAACAAGGCCAGGATCTGGTGGAAAAGCGAGACTAATGGGAACGCTGCTGTCGCTATAAGTTGTAGGAAAAAGGAATATATCTCCTCTACCCGTAGTCGGTAATTGTATAATAACCACTGGTGGAGAAAGAAGGGTTATAGGGATGGGGGCGGTAGCGATAGAAACGACAGTACCACCAAGACCAAGAACAGTTGCGACTCCAATACCCGTGCCCCCTGATA